GTGCCAATAAACTCGGCCACCGGCGTTTTGAAAGCAGCCTGCAACACCACGGATTTGTCTTCGCTGAGTCCTTCCAAATCAGTGGATTTGTCTGTGCCTGTGATTTTTACCACATCAATGTTGCCTAGCTTGTGCGTATGCTCCACGATGTCTTGTAGTGTGTCTTTGATGCTCATTGCTTCTCCTTGTGAGGTATATTTAGATTGTACAGCAAAAAATGATAGATTTCAATGACTTTTTTAATCAAAACTAAAAAGATTATCAAAGGTTGAATTGATCTGCGTGTTACTGGCCAAGTCCCAATTCATCACACCCAGCAGGTTTTCCACCTTTTCGTCGATCACAGTGGTCTCCATGGCAGCATCATCAAAAGGCAAATCTCGAAACCACTGCGGCAAATGCAGTTGGTCGGTGGGGTAGGCCACAGATGTAAAGTTTAGCGGATTGCTTTTGAGTTTGCACACAATCACTTTCATACCGTCCACGATCTGTAGACTGTACTTGTCGCTATGCATTCGTCTGAGGTTATTCCAATTCATTGAAGCACGCACGTGGCCTGGCATATTAGCTCGACCCAGTCGCTCTTCTTCTTTGACGAACTTGGTCAAGTTGTTCACACGCTTGGGCGACCCTTTTTCCCAGGCAGGTCTTTCTGTGAACTTGATTTTGAACTCTTTCTTGGGAGTGTCAGCACGTTTGAGATCCAGGCCCATGGCTTTGATCTGTCCGGGTTCACCGTTGACATCCTTGCGCTTGCCTTCTTTGTCATAGATCATGACCGCATAACGCTTTTTGGTGATGTAAAGTCCCTTGATGGCCACCAGTTCTCTACCACCACGTATGATCTCACCGTGATCTCTGCGACAGTGGAATGCCTGTTCCATGAAGCCAGGAAATGAATCATTCAGTTGATCAGCGATGGTATCATAGATCTGTATGGCAGTGTCTTTGTCCCAGGCTATGTCTCCGGCATCAATCTGCGGCTTCAGTGTAGAATACGCAGAAAAGTAACAGGAATCAGTGTCACCGTAGATAATGGCATCGCCCACGTGATCATACCGGCCTGTGACTGCTTCGTTGATAAACGCAGCCATGTGACGTGCAATTTGCCGACCCACCAGTGTAGTTGACTGCCCAATGCGTTTGTCAAAGAACCTACAGCCAGGATTGAGAATAGCACCGTACAGTGAATTCAAGTTGATCTTTTTTACCAACTGTCTCTTGTCCCAGAACTCAATGTCTTCTTTGGTTTTGGCTTCTTTGAGATTCTTCTGCAGTTCTTTACGCTCTTTGTACCAGCGTGCCAGCAGTCCTGGTACCACACCTTCGCGCTCGTAGGTAAAGATAGTGCCATTGGCTGACAAGCAGTAAGGCGTGTGGCTGTCAAAGATCATGCTCCAAATTTCTGCTGCCGACAGGTCTTGACTGGTGCCATCTTCCCAGTCCACCGTGAGCACTGTGCCGCGCTCACGATTCATCACAGCAGTGTATTCCAAGGAACCAAACACATTCTCCCAGGCAGCAGCAAATGAATTGCCAGCCAGCATCTTGCTTTTGAGATGTGCGTCGGTCATGGTAGGTCTCAATTGACCAACAATGGTCTCAGGAGCCATGTTCAGTGCTTGGATGGCCGAAGGATACAGACTGTTGATGTCCACCGCACCAATGTAGTCGTGCAAGCCTTTTTTGGGATAGGCCACATACGCACCTGCGGCTGCTGTGTCATCGTCGGTGAGGCGCTGTTTGCGGCTGGGCACCACCAGGCCACGCTCGTGTGCTTCATTGATGATGGCCTGTTCTGTCACAGCCACTGCGCCTGCTGTGGTAGGCAGTAACACCGTGTTCTCATGTGCGATTTCATTGGCCAAGTCTAGGAATTTAAGTTTCTTGTCCAGTTTGGCCAGCAGGGCCACGTCTTGCCTATTGTAGTCTATGAACACACGCCAATCTTTGTTGTACAAACTGTCCAGCGTGCCTTCATAGGCCAACTTGCGCTCGCCCAGTTCATATTCGCCAATGGCGTCCAGGGAATAACTGTGCCGTTCTTCATAGGTGTATTTCCTGTACAGTTGCATATAGTCCATATGCACACGACCTATCAAGTCAAAGGTCTCTGACTCTTTGCCAAAACGTTCAAAGGTGCGCTGTTTAGGAAACTGGCTCCATAAACAGAACTTGCGTGTGTCATCTCGGCTGAGTATGCGTGTCACACGATTCACAGTGTAAGGGATATCATAGCCTTCTGAGTTCCAACCTGACAGCACATCAGCGTCTTCTATGAGATCAAGGAATGTTTCCAGCAACTGACCTTCATCACGGAACACAAATGTGTTGTCAAAGTGTTGTGCGATCTCGGCAGCAGTTTCATCGCTCATGCCTGCAGGAGGCACCACCAAGGTGACCAGTTTGTCCATCCAGTCTAAATACACACTGATGGCTGTGATGGGATTGAATGGATCTGATGGATCAGCAAAGCCTTTGTCTTGATCGAAACCTGTTTCGATGTCAAAGAATGCCACGTGCAATTCGGGAGACTTTTTGCCTTTGTAGTTTTCTTCCAGGCATCGCAACACAGGCTTGATGTCCTGCTCATACAAGGTCTTGCCCGACTGTATGCGTATTTCTTTTTGGAATTCTTTAAAGTTGCGTGTGCTGAATCTTGCAACAGGCGTGTCATACACACTGCGGAATTTGCCACGCGGATCATCATAGTAAAAGATATAGTTGGCTGGATACTCTTCGTATCTCCTTGCACCTGCTACACGCTCTACTACATAGATACGATCTTCATCGCGGCTGTGTAGTGCATCAACATAACTCAAATTCGTTCTCCTATGCACACTTTGGGCTGTGCAAATACCAATCTTGCCTTGAGGCGGCGAACCTTATGACTGCTGTATAATTAGCTTGATCAGTCCTATGCTGTCAATAATACTCAGCAACAAATAATTTCCCAGGATACCAAAACTGCCACGAGTGTAGGCACACCATGCCATAATCAAGCAGCCGGTAATAAAAGCAGAGTACAA